CGAGAAAGCCGCGGTTGGTCTGCTCACGGGTGGGCTTGGCAACGCGCGGGTCATTTGTGGGCAGCGGCTCCAACCCTGCCTCACGGAGAATCTTGCGGGCGCGGTTGACGCTGATTTTCTTGTTGTTCTTGCGGAGGTAGGTGCGACGCTCCCAGAAGTGCTGACACGATCCGCCCCCGTGGTAGAGGAAGAGGTCGTATGTGTCGGAGCCGTTTGGCCCCCATCCGGGGTTCACGGCGCGATTCGAGGCGGCGTCGATGTCTTCTTTCCTCCATACGCGGTCGCCAGCGGCCACCATGCGTTTGCAAAAGTTGCGCGATTCGTTGCCGTTCTTGCCCGTCACTTTGGGCATATATGCGTATCTCACCTTCACGAGCTCGTTGTCTTGGTCTGACTTGGCTTGGGGCTTGCCTGACGGCACGCGGGCAAAGTTCCAAAGGGCGTCTTGTGTGGCCTCGGTTTCTACGTCTACGCGGCGGGCGTCAATCAATTCCCATTCCTCGTCGACTTCCTCGCCCATCTCGATAAGGTAGTCACACGCAAGGTTTAACTCTACGTCTTCGCTCATTTCGACCTCTACGGGCTCCATAGGCGGCACTTCTTCGACCGAGACAAGGGTCGGTGCCCCTGCTGCCGTGAAAATGCTCTCAAGGGCGCTCTTTACGATTCTCTGGTAGGGTTTGATGACTTGACGGTCGAACAACTCCGAAGCGATTTCGAGTTCTTGGGTGTTGCCGAGTTGTCCCGCCGTCTTAACTCCAAACATAGCCGAAGACACCACGCGGTGACCCACCATGATTTTGTCGGACACCTCGGTAGAGAGGAACTGGTATTGCTTGTCGGCATCGGAAAGGGGGAACGGCTCGAAGTCAGGTTTGCGGTCGGGAGAGTCCGAATACGTCACAATGAACTTGCCCGCATTCGTAGCCCCGGCCAACTGGCGCTCGATGTCGTTTCTGATTCTCAAACGCTCCTCTTGCGCTGGGACTCCATTCTTGAAGTGAATGGTGAACGAAGGGGCCAACCCGTTCTTGATATTGTTGATGTGGTATTTGCCGATTTCCTTGTCGAGCTCGATGTAGTCAATCGACCCAATGTAGTCGGGCTTGGGGTAGTAGTAGGAACCGGGAGAGAACGGCTTAACGTACAAGATTTGCACGGGGTAGTCCACCGAGTCGGTTGGGTCAAAACAACGCACCACCTCCGGCTCACACGCCTTGTCGCTCCAGTCCTTCGAGTAGTAGTAGAAGTTGACTTTCTCGTCCTCGTCTACCTCTGCGCTCCGAATGTTTTCAAAGGGGCAGTGACGCACCTTGGCGATGGTGCTTCGGTCGATGGAGTACACCACCTCCAACGCGAACCCGCCTTGTATCTTGAGGTCGAGGCACGCCTTTCTAACTTCGTCTTGCAAACCCCACTCCTCAATCTTCAAACGCGCCTCCAACGTGTCGGCCTGTACGCCGTCGCCGAAGATCATATAAGCGATTGACGTACACAAGGCGTTATGCGTGGCACTGGACTTGTAGAGGTCGATGAGATATTGAGGAAAGAGGTTGTCGTCGCCGTAGTTTACGAACCCTTGATTCGAGGGCTTCTCGGCGTACGAACGCTCTTGGTATTCTTTGAGCTTCAGTAATTCCATGTCATTCGTAATATATGACGTTGTCGGGGATTGTCACGGTTGGGATAGTCCATGCGGCCTCGTCGCTCACCTTGCAAGCGCCAATCTCACACACGCCCTTCACCACCGCGTCGGTAGGGTCGAGGTTGGTTCCGTTGGTTTGGCCATAGATGGTGTAGGTGTAGAGGCCCGATTCTTTCAGCGCAATGCGACCATTCGTCGGTGAATCGTTGTTGGTGGCAATGTTGGTTTCTGTATACCTCTCGTTGTCTACGCTTACGTTCAAAACCAACGGGTACTCTTCCTCCGTCGCGTTGTTCTTCAAAATCATGAGGTAGTGCGTGAATTTACCCATGAACTTACGCGCCTCAAAGGGGGTGACGTAAACACGATTGGATGCGACGTTGGGTTGTAGGTGAATCATAGGTCAAAATAAAAAAGGGGAAGGCCAACGCCCTCCCCCTCCTTGTAACAATAACGGCCATAAGGTGGCCCGGTATTTTCGTAGTCTTACGGTGCAGCCGTGATCTCGATGTCCGTGTCAGTCGGTGCGCCAGCGGTCAAGGCCAAGAACGGAGCGGGTGCCACGTCTTGTGCGCTGAACTCCAAAGTGAATCCGTTTTGGTCTCCGGCAGCCGTACCCGTTTGGGCCGTTCCGCCTGAAACTTCAACGCCGTTTTGGTGTCCCATGACAAACCAGTTGCCGTTGTTATCTTCCACCAAGACGGCCATACGGCCTTTAACGAGGTTGGAGATTTCCGTGATGTCGGAGGCGGCTGCTTTGTTGAATGTCACCGAGCAAACTTGGTCGAAAAAGACCGTACCTGCGGCGAGGTCGGATGTGATGGTTTGGTTCAAGGAACCAGACCCGCGCGTCATGTCGTAGGTATAAAAGGTGATGGCAGCGGTAGACCCTGACACTTCACCTGAAGCGATGTCTTCCCAAATGCCGTCGACCCATTCTGCGACGTAGATGCGCTTGATTCCACCGAGGGCGTCCTTACACCCTACACCGCGTCCGGCCAAAGTAAGTGTACAAGCCATGTTGTAAAGGTTTAGGGAGAGGCGGGGGAGCCCGAAGGCCCCCCGTTGTCTCGGTTAATTTTTAGCTAGTGCGGTAAGCGAAGCTCACGGAAGGAGCGTCCACAACCTGTGTACCCGCAGAGAACTGCATGATGACGCGGGTAACGTCGTCACCTGTGACACCTGTCAAATCCAAGATAGAGGCTTGGATGTGGTCGGTGAGGAGGTTCGTGCCGAAGTACAAGTTCTCACCCTTGCTCAACAAGAAAGTGTCGTTTGGCATACCACCGGGTGTGATGATCTCGTACCCAGCGTAGCGCGTAGCCAATCCGTCGTTCAAGAACGGCAGGCTGTAAGTAGCGGCGAGGGCTTGGTAGTAGAGTTGTGCAGAGGCACGAGACATGAACAACTTGGTGTTGGGGTCGCCCGCGATGGTCGTCGGGGCTTCAGCCGTCAACGCAGCCAAGCGAGTAAGGATGTTTGAGGCATCCGTTGCGCCTGTCAACTGCTGCATGTTTCCGGCAGCGTAGTTGTCGACCAAGTGGCGAGAGATGCCGTCGAATGAGGTGTACGTTGCACCAACGTTTGTGCCGTCGGTGTGGTTAAAGTTTCCGTGCCAGATATTGCGCTCTACTGACTCGGCCACCTTTGCGGCGACGTATTGAGCCGTGTAGGTCACGAAGTCGGCGGGTGCTCCGTCGTTCTGTGAACGGATCAAGGCAGACTCCCACGTAGCGCGGAGGTCGGCATTGCAGACCTGTTCGTTGACTTTGAGGGCAGCCGCTTCGAGGACGGCTTCACCCACGGTCAACTGACCAGAGGCAGGGGTTGAGAAAGCGCAGTCGTCGTTGGCTTGGATAGCCGCACCGGAGAACTTCCGGAGAACTGCTTTAGAGTGGACGTTTTCGAGTACAGACACGTACCCGTTTGCGATGGTGTCGGCTGCGAGGATAGCGGCAGACACGTATGGACGCGCTGCTACTCCTGCGTAGGTTCCGACGGCAACTGTTGCGTTTGCCATGTTTTAGGAAAATTGATTGAGGAGGGCAGAGACGCGCTCCGAGGTTGATAGATTCTTAAGGTTGACGGGCTCCACGTTGGCCGTGGGTGCCGCGTGCTTCAAACCACCGTCGGGGCTTGCTTTTTCATTTCTTCGAGTTCCGCCTTAACGGAGGCGAGTTCGACCGCTACGGGGTCGTCTTGTGGTTCTTCCGTTGCTTCGGCAACTTCTTCCACTTCAGGCTCTTGTGAGGACATTTCCTCTTTGTCCTTGTCCTTTGCTTCGACTTCCTCTTCCACGACCTCCTCGGCTGGTTCCGCAGCGGGCATCATGGCAGCGATGGCCTCGGCGATCAA